TCTTCAGCTAATTCAACAGCTTGTTTATATGTAAGCTGCATATGTAATTCTAATTCTTCTTCGTCTTGTGGTAATTTTTCTGGTGGTGTAGCTGATAAACTAATACCAAAAGCTTCTCTTGACATTTCATCTAACTCTCTAGTTCTCATGTCAGCTAGTAAAGTTTCCATGTATTTTGTTCTTTTACTAACACCGTATGGATCTTGTGAAAAAGCTTTTACATCAAAAACTCTTTCTGATATACCATTTACTACTATATCTACAAACTTAGGTATAATAGGAACAGGTTTCCAGTCTAAGTTTAAGTAGCTTAAGTCACCATTAATTGATAACTCGTCTTTATATTTTTGTATTGATTGTTCGCCTCTAGCATATAGTCTCAATTTATGAAAGCTGCTTTCATTAGTATGAAACTTATTAAATCCAGTACCAACATCAAACCATTCTCTTTCAATAGCTTTTCCTATTTCAATACCATAGTCTTCGCTCAGCTTTTCAGCATCGCTAACCGTTTGGCTAGGAAAATTTGCTTTTATATTTGAATCGTTTCGAGTTCCCATATTAATTTTCTATTATTGTTGATCTCATGCCAGATTGTTTGTATCTAGCGAAATTTATGTTTAGTTTTTGTTTTTCTACCTTAGCGTTAGGGTTGTATAGATGTCTATTACAAGCCATTATAGCTAATCCGCTACTTATAGTAGCATCAAATTTGGTCCTATTGTTTATATCAAACTTAGCCCAATCGTTTAATGTTTCTGTAAAATACAAACTACCGTGTGATCCGTCTTGTTTTTTACCTACATTACTTTGTATATACATTTCAATAGCAGCAGCATGAGCTTGTTTAATATCTTCACTTGAATTAGGTATACCACCTATTTCTTTTTCAGCAACTGATAGTTTATTCCACGTTTTATCAGGTCTATTCATTGAGTAACCTCTATAACCTCTACGTTTAAAATAATACAATAATCTAGGTTTGTTATTCTCACATAATAAAGGCATGCCATAAAATACACAAGCCATTAAAACATCTTCAAAGAATATCTCAGCTGTTTGTGGACGAGCTATGTATTCTAAAAAGAAGTGATTAGGTGGACAATCTTCCATGCTAAATTTTGTTAAGCCGTGAAGAGATCCTTTAGAACCTAAACCATCTACAGTACCTGATATATCGTAACTATCACAACCAAGCGCACCCATGTGCTCGTTTCCAGGAAACTTTAAATGATTTTTTAATTTTATATTATTTTGTAAATGAAGAGGTGGTGTCCAAGTTATTTTAAATCTACCTTTTGCATTTGGGTAAAATATTACTGTAGAATCTTTTACACCATTAACCCATTGAAAATTACCAGTTGATATACCCTGATCTGTTTCTTCATTAAAATCTATTTGCTCGTATATTCTAACTAAATTAAATATACTATTTTTTGTTTCATCTCTAAAAGCGTGTTCAGTAGTTCTTGGAAACTGTCTGTAAAACTCATTTAAAGCGTCTTGGTCATTTTTTAATCCATCAGCTTCGTTTTGCCAATGATCAACAACACCTATATCAATATAATCACCGTAAGGTCCTTTTACTTCTTCTTCAGGTGTATCAAAAACAGGTATACCATATTCATCAATAAATCCCTCGTAGTTCCACTCCATTGGTATGAATAAACTGTATAAACCAGAATTAGTTTGGCCATTACGGTTTCGTTTATTAACATCTGAGTCATTGTACAACTTTTTAAAATTATCACCACCTTTGTCTAAAGCGTTTGAGGTAGATCCCATCATACATTTACCTATAATCCTACTACCTAATCTTAATGTTGTTTTTGTTACTCTCCAGTTATTTAATATGTTATTAGGTCTTTCCCATTTACCACTTTCATCGTGTACTAATAACTTTAGTTTTTCACCATCATAACTGTTATCACCTGTGTTCTTCCAGTCTATAGTTGTATCGAGTCCTGTAAGTTCCTCAGGTCTATCACCTGTACTAGTAATGTTCCGTCTTGTAAGCTTTGATGCAGGTACTCTGTAGGCCAACTCTGTTTTTGGTCTATCCATACCGTCTTGTATTGGTTTGAAAAAGAAAGGATAGTTAACTGATATTGGTACAACTTTATCTGTAAACATCTTTTTAGCATCTGGTCCTGATTTAGATAATATACCAAATCTTGCATCAGATGATATTGTTGCTTGGTTAACGGTTTCTCCTGAAGCCATAAAAGAGAATCCAGAACGTCTATTTTTAAGGTAGCACATTCCATAAGATCTTTTATCTGCTTTGCATGCTTCCCAGAATATATAGAATAATCTATTTGCTTCTCTAAAGTCTGGATTTCCAACGTCGATCTTTGACCATTGTAAATACATGTAATGAGTACCAGTAATATAAGTAGCAACATTTTTATTGTAAAACCAAAAACCTTCATCTCTCTTGCTAAATTCTTTTTCAATATAATCTATATATTTTTTCTTAAAGTCTTCAGGGTATTCACGCCAGTCAAAAATAGTTTTTATTCTTTTTAACTCTTTTGGATAATCAGTAACTTCCCACTTGTTCTTATTAAACTCATGTACTTTACTTGGTGTTTTTGGTAATGCTACTTTTAAACCTTGTATATCATAAATATCACCTATAGTGCCGTTTTTAGATATAATAACAACATCGTGTTCCTTATTATATCCATATTGCCACTTTTTAGATTTATTTAATCTATTTATGGTGTTTATTTTAATAGGCTTTATAAGCTCATATAAAGTCTGCGAATACATTATTTAGATCTTTTTTCCGCAAAACCAGAAAAAGATTTTTTATCTTCTTCTTCTTTAACAACACCATCAAGCATATCTTGTTCAGCTTGTATTCTAGTTAATATTTCAAACGCATCAAATATAGCTAATTTTTTTGTAGCAGCTGCATTTTTTAATCTATCAGCTGTTATATCATCTCCACTGTCTACTATTGGTTCTTTAGCTACTTTGATTAATTCATCAACTGCTTTATGTCCAGCTTGGATTATATTCTTCTTCGTTTCCTTTGTACTCATATTGAATTGTAATAAATTTTGATAGTACCCTATATAGTCTTTCGTTATCTATAATAAACTCGTATTCACCGTTTGGTTTAAAACCAACTAGTGATCCTTTTTGAATTGTACCATCACTGTGTTTTACCACACCCATTAAAGGTTCTTCTTTTTCAATACTAAATTTATCGTAAGGTTTTATAGGTTTTATAAAACAATAACCATCTAAAGGTTTCCAAACATTTTTTCTTTTATAAGCAAATATTTGATCTGTAAAAACAAAATACATATCATTTTTGTAATATGCTTTACTGTTTTTCTCAACACCTCTAATATCTTTCCAACGTCTAAAAACATTGTGATGAACGATTACAGTGTCACCTTCTTTTAATATTGATTTTTCAGCAGTAGGTAAACCAACAATAATAGCTTCTCTATTAACATGTTTATGTTGAAAGTTATCACTATTTAATATTAACTCTTTACCGTCAATATCTTTTGTGTTGTTATACCTTTTACCTTTTGGCTTTATTATGTAGGTAAATACAGAGTTCACTAGTATTCTAAATTGAATTCTACCGCTATAGCCATATTTTTATTAAAATCTTTCCAAGGTAAAATATCATTACCTTTTTTAATATAAATACTGTACTTTTCATCAGCTTCTATTATAGAATCGATTACGTGACCTCCATAAACTTCTTGCCCTACAGAATAATGCATGGCTTCGTTTTTATAGTCTTTGCCTATGCTAATTTTTCTTATTAATGTTTCCATCTCTCTTGGTTATAGTACCATCAGTAATACTAACATTAACAGGACCGTATTTTTTCTCTAGTTCTTGTTGCATAACTATTGTCTGAGATTTCAATGCTTTAACATTGTCTACAGTTTCTGATTTTTGTACTTCTAATATACCGATTTGAATTTGATTTTGATTAATTTGACTAATTAAACCTCTTAGGTCTTCTAGTTCTTTTTTTGCTATTTTTTTTGCCATTATATTTAATTTTATTTCACTTTTATATTATCACGCAATTGTCACTATTTTTACTTCTTATTTGATCTATCTTCTATAAACCAATTTTTATAACACTCACGTTTCATCATTATGTATTCAAAATAAGCATCTACTTTTAACTTCCAGTCTTTATCGACGTGAGGATTTATTATACCTGATTTAGGGCTTGAAAAAGTTATATTCATAAACTTTTTAGCATTAAGCTGGTAATAAAATAAATAGTTATTTATACAATAAAAAGATCCTCTTTGTATGTTGTTCCAAACATCTATTGGTTGTATACGTTTACCTAATACAGCTCCGTAAGCACAACTTTCACTAATATGTGTTGTGTACACATTTTTAGCTTTTTGTAAAAAGTAATACATATCAGCATGTCTAGGTAAAATACACTCTTCACCAAAGAAATCTTTTAATTCACCGATTATTTGATGCGTTGTTATCGGGTGTGGTTTAAAATAAACATTATCACCATGCTCTTTTTTAATCCATTTCAACTTGTTTAAACATACGTTTTCTCTAACTTTGTTTGAACCAGGTAAAACAACTAAATTATCTTTAGCTGGATATTTACCGGCAACATCCTCTCTATCAGTATATTTATTAACATCTGCTTTTACAACTTTATTTATTAAGTAGCCAGAATAATCCACCTCTGGAAACTCTTTCCAAGGTTTATCATTATAAGCATCTAAAAGTTGCTCATTTCTTAACTTATAATTTAAAGGTTGTAAATAAAAACTACCAGCATACTCTGTGTAAGCTAAAGTTTTAAAATAAGGCATTTCTTCTGCCATAACATCATAAGAACAGTCTATACCGTACTCACTAGCTTTTCTTCTTACATAACCTTCAACTTCTTCAAGATCATATAAGCTTTTTGATTTTTTTAAAGGTCCTATCCTACCGTCTAGTTCCTTTTTATTAAACATTTCCATATAATTAAATTTGATTTATAATATTATAATAGTTACACGTTTTTACACTTTTCTACCTTCCACTACTGAAAGGTTGATCACCTAGTTGACCAGCTAACGTAGAAGGATCATACCAAGTTGTGTTTGTTGAGAACACTGTGCTAAATGTAGTGGTAAAGGTTGTCGTTGTACTGAACACGGTAGTAGTACTAGTATTAAAAGCTGTTGTTGTACTAGTATTAAACGTAGTTGTAGTATTAGTAGATCTATTTGTACTATAAGAAGTGTCAAAAGTTGTTGTGCTATTATATACCGTTGTAGTTGTTTTACTAGTATTGTATACTGTAGTAGTACTTGTGTTATAAGTTGTAGTTGTACTCTTACTTGTTCCAAACGTTGTTGTTGTGGATTTAGTTGTAACAGTACTAGTATTATACACTGTTGTCGTTAATGTGCTAGTGTTAAAAACAGTAGTAGTGCTAGTTAGTGTACTAGTATTAAACGTAGTTAACGTACTAGTATTGAATGTAGTCGTTGTTGATTTACTAGTGGCAAAAGTAGTAACAGTACTAGTGTTAAATGTTGTGTTAGTACTTCTAGCTGTGCTAACCGTAGTTACTCTACTAGTTAACGTGGCAGTACTAGTATTAAATGTTGTTACCGTGTTAGTAGCTCTTGACGTATTAAAAGTTGTTGTAGTTGAATACGCTGTTGTCGTGCTTCTACTTTCAGCTGTTGCTCTATTAGTAGCATATGTAGTTGTTCTACTTGTACTAAATTGAGTTACAGTAGTCGTGTTAAAAGTGGTTGTCGTACTTTTAGTTGTATTGTATACCGTAGTAGTAGCTTTACTAGTGCTTACAACAGTTGATGTTGATTTGCTAGTAGCTGTCGTTGTATTGTAAACAGTTACTGTTGCTGTAGATGTATTAAAACGAGTATCTGTACTTCTGTTTGTAGAAAACGTTGTTGTTGTGTTCTTAGACGTACTAAACGTAGTGGTAAAAGACGTTACTGTTGACTTACTAGTATTAAACGTAGTAGTTGTTGTATACAAAGTTGACGTGTGCCTACTTTCTGTTGTATTTCTTGACGTATTAAAAGTCGTCGTAGTATTAAAAATGGTGAATGTGCTTGTGTTATAAGCTGTTGTTGTACTTTTAGTCGTGTTAAACGTAGTAGTTGTGCTCTCTCCAGATCGGAAGAGCACT